ATGGTCAATAGCTCCTTGAGCTGCGGCGCGCGCGCGCGACGCCCTTGATGCTGCCCTTGTTCTCGGAGGCGTAGAAGACCTGCTCACCCTTCTTGGCGCCGTAGTGGCGCTTCATGGCGGCCTTGATCTTGCTGCCCTTACGAGTCAGTGGCATCGCGCTCCCGCCCGTGCGTTCCTCCTCCGAACGGGCGCACTGTAACCCCGGCGAGCGCGGGGCGCAACTTACGCCTTCACCTTTTTCTTGGGCTCGGGGCCTGCGCCAGCAGCCAGAAGGTACGCGAGCCGGCGCGCTGTGTCGCGCTCGTCCATCTGCTCTGGGGTCTCAGGCTGCTTTGGCGGTTCGTCGCCCACGCCTTCGCCGCGCTCGACGGTGCGCCAGCGCGCGCGGGACTTCAGCCAGAAGATCTGCGCGATCGGCACTCCGCCCGGGTACTGCTTCGTGCCGGTGGTCGCGTTCTTGAACAGGCTCTGAGCGACCAGGCTGTCGGCCTTGGTGTGGCCGCTGTCGAGCTCGAGGCGGAAGTGCTTGCGCAGGGTGTTGCCCGAGATGGGCGTGCCGTCTGGGTGCGTGACCAGGTGGCAGATCTGGTCCTCGCGCACGCCGATCGCCGCAAGGAACTCCACGTTCCTGCGGTGCTCGGGCAGGGGCTTGAAGGCGGGCCTACCGCGCCCGCGCTTTGCCTTTGCCCCTGGCTTTGACGATGGCGTCGAAGGTTCGCTTTTCGGTGGCATGGATGGCTGCCTTTCCGGTCATCTCCTGCCAGCGGCGCACGCCGACGTCGACGTAGCGCCCGTCCAGATCCAGGGCGTAGCCTACCCTGTTGGTCTGCTCGGCCGCCATGATGGTGCTCGCGCCCCCGGAGAACATGTCGAGCACGATCTGGCCCTCGGTGGTGCTGTTGCCAAGGGCACGGCGCGCGAGCTCGACGGGCTTCTGGGTCGGGTGGTAGCCATCGCGCCCGTGGCCGTTGTCCCGGCTGACCTCCCAGACGTCGTCCCCGGCGCTCGAGGGGCTCACGAGCACCGCCTTGCCGGGCTCGAGGTGCAGGTGCCGTAGCTTGCGCCCCTTCGGCGCCTGGGCGGTCAGCACGACCTCTTGGCCGTCTGGGGTGGTCAGGATCAGCCCAGTGCCCACGGCCGTGTGTGGCTCTCCTGCGGCCGTGCGCGCGGCGAGGCGCCACACGGTGGTCTCGGTCCTGTCCCCGTTCCAAGCGGGCTTCACGCCCTGCCTCGCGGCGTAGAAGCATGGCTCGTGCGCCCAGCGGTAGTCCGACCACCCGAGCACCTGGCCGGGCTTGGCCCAGATGATCACCCCGAGCTCGACCAGGCCGACGTCCCGTAGGGCCTTGGCGAAGTCCTCCCGGGTGCCGGTCGCGTGCCAGACGTACCAGCTGGCGTCCTCCCGGGTGTGCGGGAGCGCCGCGGCGAAGGCCCCGTGCAGCAGGCTGTAGAGCTGCCCGCGGCGCAGATCGTCGCCCTTGATGATCTCGAAGCCCCCGCTCGGGCTCTCGTAGCTGATGCCGTAGGGCGGGTCGGTGAACACGCACTGGGCCATGGCGCCGTCCATCAGCGCCTTCAGCGTGGCCGGCTTCGTCGAGTCACCGCAGGCCAGGCGGTGCTCGCCCAGGATCCAGATGTCCCCCGGCCTCGAGGTGGCGTGCTTCGGGAGTTCTGGCGTCGGTGGCTCAGTCGGCGCCGACGGCGACGGCTCGAGCGAGAAGGCGAGCTCCTTCGCATCGAAGCCCGTGAGCCCGAGGTCCATGCCCATCTTCTGCAGGTCCCCGAGCTCGATCTTGAGGAGTTCCTGGTCCCATCCGGCGTCCAAGGCCACCCGGTTGTCGGCTAGGATGAAGGCGCGCTTGGCGCCCTCGGAGAGCCCGGAGAGCTCGATCACTGGCACGCGCTCCATGCCCAGCTGCATGGCTGCTTGCAGGCTGCCGTGGCCCTTCATGATGCCGTTCTTGCCGTCGACGAGGATCGGGACGACGAAGCCGACCTCCTGGACAAGGCGCTTGATCTTGTCGATCTGCGCTGGCGGGTGGACGCGGGCGTTCTTCGTGTAGGGGCGCAACTTCGAGACCGCCCGATATTCGATCCGTAAGTTGCTGTTTTTCATAGTGCTCATTTATTCGCCGCCTCCGCTACGGCATCTGCCGGTTCGATCAGCGCCCAGGTGACCGGCCTGCCGGCTGGGGTATCGATGAGCACCTGGCGCCCGATGAAGCGGTCCTTGTAGCGCGGGGCGAGGCCGGCGGCCGGGCGCGCGGTGACGATGTCTGCGGACTTCAGGGTCTCCCCGGCGCGCACAGGGCGTGCGAGGTAGAGGCTGCGGCGCAGCTCGAGCTGCGGGGCCTCGGCGACCGTTGGGCCGTAGACGGCATCGCCGAGCGCCACGGCGGCTGCGTCCACCCCCTGCACGAGGAGCGCGAGGCCCGCCGGGTCGATCGAGAAGGCCGCATCCAGCCCGCCAGCCTCGAGGCTCGCCTTCAGGTGCTTCTCGATCACCTTGGCGCCTGCGGCCGCAGCCGCGCATGCCACGCCCACGCCCACGGTGTGATCCGACAGCCCCGGGCGCACGTGGAAGCGCTCTGCCATGTCGCGCATCGTGCGCAGGTTCGCGGCCTCGGGCCCGGCAGGGTAGGCGCTCGTACACTTGAGCACCGTGATGTCCTTGCAGCCCTCGTCGCGCGCGGCGCGCACCGCCTCGTCGATCTCGCGCAAGGTGGCCATGCCTGCCGAGAGGATGATCGGGCGTCCGGTGCTGGCGGCCGCCCGGATGAGCTCCAGGTCGACCAGCTCGAAGGAGGCGATCTTGTAGACGGGCGGGCGGTGCTCGCGCTCGAGGAAGCCGAGCGCCTCCTGGTCGAAAACGGTGGTGAAGCCCACCAGGCCGCGGGCCTTGGCACGCTCGAAGATCGGCCCGTGCCAGTCCCATGGGGTGTGCGCTTCCTCGTAGAGCTCGGCAAGGCATCGCCCGGCCCACGGTCCTCGAGGCAGCACGTAGGCCGGATCCAGCACCATGCGGCCCCGGGTCCAGGTCTGGATCTTGACTGCATGCGCGCCGGCGTCAGCCGCAGCGTCGACGAGGTCCAGCGCCTGCTGGAGGCTCCCGCGGTGGTTCGCCGAGAGCTCGGCCACTACCGCCACGCGCCGCGCCGGAATGGCGTTCATTGCTTGGCGAGGAGCTCGAGCGCGCTCGCCGCCTCCTGCAGGTCGGAGCTGGAGAAGTCGCCCGTGCGAGAGGCGTGCACGAGGCGCTGGGCAAGGTCTGGGGCCATGTCCCTTGCCCTTTGGATGGCGGCGACCTCGAGCGAGCGGTCGTAGTCCTCCTGGTTGTTCTCCACGGGCTTGATCATGTTCATCGTCGGGTTGCCGTTCTTGTCCTGCTCGACGAGCGCGATCACGGCGTAGGGCTTCGGGGCGGTCGCCATCCTGGGTGGTACCGCGCGCCGATCCTTGGTCGCCGGCAGACCGGGCTGCGCGGGCTGGCCTTGCTCGCGGTGGATGAGGATGGCGGGCTTGACCTTGAGGTAGTTCACGCAGTCGGCGAGGCCCTGCAGGTCCTTTTCCTCCACCCGCACGTACATGTCCGGGTTCGTCATGCGGGCGCGCCAGAGCATGATGGCGATCGCGCGCTTGGGGTCCGCGTTCGCGGCCTCGACGAACGCATCGAGCGGGTCCTTCGGTGGGTTCTTCAGCTTTGCCATTGGGTCCTCCTCCTAGAGCTCGTAGGTGTGCTGGATCAACCGCCCGCCGGCGGCCTGGAAAAAGCGCGCCGAACGTTCGTTCGCCGGCGCGACGTTCGCGAGGATGCGCCCTGGGTGGAGTTCTCGCAGGCGCTCGAGCGCGCTCCTGGCGTATCCCGCGCCCCAGTAGTCGCGCAGGATGAAGATGCCGACCTCGCGCGCCTGGGTCAGGTAGATCGCACCGACGTTCGGGCCTTGGCGCCCCTCGCCGTCCTCGGCGCCGATGATGTACCAGCAGGCGTAGGGGCGGCGGTGCACGAACTGCTTGTGCTGCTCGGGCGTGGGCATCTCCCGGTGCGAGATATTCGCCTCGGGCGGGCGCTCAGCGAGCAGCTGGTACAGGAAGTCGACGTCGGCCTGGTCGATCTTGCCGCCGCGGTAGATGTCCACGAGCCTGATCATCGGGTTAGCCTCCTCGTAGGACGAGCAGCAGGTTGATGCCGGCGCCGAGCCAGAAGCAGCTGGCGCCGATGAAGAACAGCCACGCGACGGCAGTCGGGGTCATCGCCCTCTCCTCCTATACGCGGGTCTCGACCCCGCGCTCCGCGAGGTATTGTGCCGCAGAGCGGGGGGTCTCGTCGGTGAACTGGAACATGGCGCCGGCGGCGACCGCCGAGGCGCCCGCCTGGATCGCCTCCAGCATGTGGCTCGGGTGCCCGGCGCCGCCGTGCGCGATCACGGGGATGTCGACGGCCGCGGCGACGTTCTTCACGAGCTCCAGGTTGTAGCCGGCCATCGTGCCCTCGCGCTCCATGTCGGTGAGCAGGAGCTCGCCTGCGCCGCGCGCGTGCGCCCTGAGCGCCCACCAGACCGGGTGGTAGCAGGTGGGCTTCGTTCCGCAGTGGGTGTAGACCAGGTTGTCGCGCACGTCGATCGACACGACGATCGCCTGGCGCCCGACCTTGTGCGCGGCGGCGGCGATGAAGGTGGGCTCGGTGATCGCCTTCGTGCCGATCACCACCTTGTCGGCGCCCGCCGCAAGGAGCGCCCTGATGTCCTCGACAGATCGCACCCCGCCGCCCACGGCGAGCGGCATGAAGCACCCATCGGATAGTTCTTCGATCAGGGCGAGGTCCGGGCCTCGTCCCTCAGGGGTAGCCCCGATGTCCAGGAGCACGAGCTCGTCGACGCCCCTTGCCTGGTGGATGCGCGCGGCCTGCAGGGCGTGGCCGACCGAGCGCCAGCTGTCGAAACGGCTGCCCTTCACGAGGGTGCGCCCGCGGCACAGCAGGGTGGGGATCACCCGCTTGGCAAGGCTCATGGCGCGCGCGCCCGCCAGGCTTCGAGGGTGCGCTCGAGCTTCTCGCGCCTCAGTCCGATGTGCTCCAGTACATCCTGCAGGGATACGCCCGCGTAGACGCTCGGGAAGGTGCCGTCGTTTTCCTCGACCCACCGGAGCGCCTTGTCCCTGGTGATGCGCCCTGCGCGCACATCGACCGAGATCTGGGCGCAGCCGCGGCCGTATCCGTACTTGAGGTACATCACGTAGTCGTGCAGCCCGGTCTGGGCGTTGTCGAGGTTTTCGTGGTCCCACCAGTTCGCCGGGCTCGGGCGCTGCTGCACCATGCCGGCCTCGGCGGCCCGCTCGGCGTTCCTGTGGCTGTCCCATGCGACGTAGTGCCCAAGGAAGTGCGCTTCCAGGCCAAGCCACGCGCCGTCGGGCAGGACGTAGTCCGCGAGATCATCCTCGGTCAGCCCATCCATGCCGATCAGGTCCTTGGGTCGCAGGCCGAGGAAGCCCCCGAACTCGGAGCGCCAGCGCTCGGTCATCTGGTCGGCGCCTTGCGCCTCGAGCGGCCCGCCGTACTGGTTCTGGGGGTTCTCGCCGTAGAAGATGAACGGGATGCCGGCGGCCCTCGCCACCCTGATCGGGGTCGTGAAGATGGAGACGTGCTCGGGCCAGCTGATGTCGCCCACCAGCTCCAGGCCCAGCTTGTTCAGCTTCGTGCGGACATAGCGGTTGGGGGTGACTTCGATCGTGCTCGCGTAGCGCGCGAGGTTGTCGATGTTGACCCTGCCCATATTCGTGAGGTGGCAGGTGCTCGCGGTGACCACGAGTGGGCGGGCGCCGAACGCGATCAGCTCGAGCACCTGGTAGTGGCTGTCCTTGCCGCCGCTCGAGGGAACGATGACGTCGTAGTGGTTGCCCCTCGCGCGGGCGACGGACTTGGCTCGGCTCACGAGCGCCTTCAGGTCCTCGCGCCTTGCGTCCCAGTCGATCTGGGACCTGGCGGCATAGGCGATGCAGGCCGCGCAGATCCCGTCCACGAACGGGGTGTCGGGTCTAGTCTGAGGCATCACGCAAAGTCTGCATCTCGTCATATCGTGCACCCTTCATGTTCCTGCCGTTTCGCTTTTAGATAGGCGTCGTGCGCGGCCTCTGGGGTGTCGAACACCCCAATGTGCTTGGCATTGATTCTTGCGCGGAACTTACCTGCTGGCGCTCGGCTAACGCCTATCATGCCGATTTTGTTGTTCTTGTTGGCGGCTCTCCTGTTCTGCTTGTTGATCGCGCTGGTCGCTTCGCGCAGGTTCGCCCAGCGGTTGTCTGTTCCCATGCCGTTGCGGTGGTCGACCTCTGGATCCGGCCAGCGCCCGGTCACGTAGAACCACGCGAGCCGGTGCGCTCGATAGCGAACACCATCCACGGCAATTCGCCAATAACCGTCCGAAGTTGGGCCGCCGGCTGTGGCTCCGATTAGATCGCAGCGTGTTCCAGTTTGCCCTATGCGCGTGAAAGTCCCATTCTCGAGGTCGTACCGCAGCAGCATTTTTAAGCGCTCTTGGGTGAGTCCATTCATGCGAGTCCTTTCTGCTTGGCGATCCAGCCGGTGATGGTGATGGAGTCCTTGCCCTCGCCCGCCCGCGTCATCTTCTTCACCTGGGAGAGCGGCAGCCAGAATGGGTCCTCCCGATCCTTCACGGTGACGAGGATGGCCTTGTCGGTTTCGCGTCCGAGCGTGACTTCCTGCAGGGTGACGTCGGGCTCTGGCTGGCCACGGACGTAGGCTGCGCGCTGCCTCGAGTCCTTGGGGCCGGTGTAGCGCGCGCGTGTCATCGCACGCCCCCGTCCGGGTTGGGCAGGCGCTTCTCCAGCAGGAACCAGGTGAGGTCGTCCTGTGGATATGGGTCTCGGTGGTAGACGAAGCCGTAGCTGTGCAGCTCGAGTTCGGGGTAGCGCGCAAGGAGCTCGCCCGCGAAGTCGCGTTTCCACAGCAGCCCCGTGCGCCCGCGGTATTCGACCTCCACCGGGATGGGGTTGTAGTACTCGGCCACGAGCACCCAGCGGCTCGAGGCGCGCACGAGCTTGTCGTAGGCGCGCTCGAGGTCGGCCGGCGCGACGTGGATCAGCACCCCCTTGGTGAAGGCCAGCTCCCACGTCCTCGTTGGCTCGAACTCGAACAGCGAGGTGCAGTAGATCGGGCAGTCATTCAGGCTCTGGGCGATCGAGGCTGCCTGGTAGTTGATCTCCAGGCCAGCGAGGTCGGCTCCGGGGATAAGTTGCTTCAGCGCCCGCAGGTTCTCGCCCGTGCCGCATCCGAACTCGACCGCGCTTTTGATGCTGACGCCCGCGTAGTGACGCGAGCTCCCGCAGCCCGGGGTATTCAGGACCTTGCGAAAGAAGGCCCTGTTCGCCGGCACGCGGCCGGTGTTCCTGTCGTGGTAGGCGTCGCCGAACTCACCGGCCCAGGCTTGCTCTTGTGCGGTGCTCATCTCCTCCTCCTTGGTTGGCCAGGCGCAGTGCCCGGCGATGGTACAGGTCGTCTGGTCGCAGGCGCCGCTCGGGCTCCTGCAGGTCATTGGCGCTCCAGCATGGCGGCGTAGAGCCGCTCTGCTTCGGCCCAGTCCTCTGGGGTGTTCACGTCGCAGACCCTCTCGCGCTGGATCACCACGCGCACGGTGGCCGGGTGGTGCAGCTCGACGCCATGCAGGAGCGCGCTCGTCACCGCGAAGTACCACTGCCCTGCGTCTGAGAGGTCCGGGCCCGTGCTGTAGGCGTAGGGGGCCGGGTTGTCGATGAGGGCCTGCAGCCCGCGGTGCAGGTCGGCCGTCTGCATGAGCGGCGCGCATGGGTAGATCACGCAGATCAGGTCCGGGCGCATGATTCCCTCCACCGGCCAGAGCTCGCGCACGACCGCTCGGGCGACGTCCTGGGTTCCGACCTCGTCCTGGGCAAGCGCCTTTTGCCTGGGGTGGACCTTGGCGCCCGCGTCCCAAGCCACTTTGGCGATCGAGGGCTCGTCGGTCGAGACCCAGATGCCGTGGTCGAACAGCCCTGAGCGGGCGGCGGTCTCGATCGAGTACTCGAGGATCGGGCGCCCGTAGAAGGGCTTGATGTTCTTGCCGGGGATGCGCCTGCTCCCGCCCCTGGCCGGGATGATGGCGGCGCGGCTCATTCGATCGCCGAGAGCACGCTGTCGACCACGTGCTGGGCCACCACTGCAGGCGGTCGGTTCTTCTCGGTCATGGAGCGGTAGACGTGGATCGCGCGGGTGACGAGGGCGTCGCGCTGGGCCTTCGTGATCTTGCGCCTGGGCATGTTGATCACCGGGGTTTGGCCGGCCTCCTTCATGCAGGCGAGCAGCCGGTTGATGATGGCCGGGACGTTCTCGGGGCTGTAGGCCACGAAGAGCGTCTCGCGGGCAAAGCGCTGGATGATCTTGCCGTTGTGCTCGAAGATCACCATCTCGGTAATTCCGTCGTTGCCGGCGAGCGCCCGGGTGTCGTAGAGGTCCTGCCTCGGATCGGTGCTCACGGCAGCCTCGCGCCCGCGCCGAAGGGCTTGGCGGTGCCGGCTGCGACCGCCGCCTGGTGCGCCTCGAGCTTATCGAGCGCGTCCTGCAGGGCGGCGATAACCTTGCGCGCCTGCTCCGGGGTCATCTGCTGGTTGTTGATCGCCCGGTTGTGCTCGACGAGCACGTGGGTGTCGTTGTGCCCGTAGCGGGTGTGCACGGGCATCTGGTTCAGCTGCTGTGCCATGGGTCTCCTCCTTCGTGCGGCCTTCGCCGCGGCGCGGCGCTGGGCTCGGTT